TTTGACTTCCCATCAATGCCAATGCCTGGGCAGCTACTCGGTCTCTGTTACAGCACCAGAGTGCAGGTCACATTTGGTCTTGGGAAACGAGGCCGTGAGCTAAAGGAATACAAGTATGAGTCTAACAACTACAACATTACCCTTCACCCTGATAATTCCATTACAATGACGTGCTCCAAGGAAAAGCCAACCTGGCAAATTTGCCTAGCTGATCGATATGCTTCTGTGTATCACATCAAGACAAAGGTGGCTGTTTGCTGCCCAATGCCATATATTGACTATGTATTCACTAGACAAGAGGTTGTGCTCAACCTTGATTGCCTGACTAGATCCCCTGAATATGCTGATTTCTCTCAACTCTTTGACCTCTTGAAGAAGCTTGGTGAGGATTACAGCCATCACAATGAGATGGTATCTTTGATGAAGAATTTTGAGGCCCTATCAAATATGACTGCTGACTTCAAGATGAGTCATGAATGCACCGTTGCACCATATCAATCCTGCATAGATGATATGATTGGTATCTCAGAATCTATTGACGGTATCCTAGTCACTAGGAATGATGTGATTAGGGCCATCTGGGGTTCACCACCCGCCAATGACGACATTGAATCGTCTGTGATCATTAGACTATGCACCAGCATATCTGCATTGGAACCTATTCAGCTGCTTTCAGCATCTTCATTCCATAAGTTCTTTTATTATGCTGAGATTGATGAGGATAGGGGATTTGAGAAGTTTTGTAAACGGACGCACACTGAGCGTGCAATTGATAAGCCTGCAATTGATGACATGATCTCAATGTTCAACAAGTTGTATATTACGAAATACTACAGTAGGCACTCTAGGATCCCAACAATATTCCGTGGCAAGATATCTGTGGATGGGGTGGTCAAGGGTTGCCCCGAGTCAAGTGATGAGTGGAAGGAGATAGTGGCCAAAGAGTCCCAGCTATCATTAATGTTCACCACCGGGAAGTACACCCAAATTGACGCACTGCCAATTGATTGGTGGAGGCACCTGCACCCATTTGATAGTGAGGACAAGACAGAGCTTGGCAGCCCCATAGAACACTCAAAGGATAAGCGTTCATGCAAGACAACAATCAGTCATAGCCTCATGGACTCTGAGAAGGAGTTAGAATCAATCATTAGGTCTTATGCCACTGTTGTTCAGGAATTAGAGCCAGGGCTATTTGGCAAGAAGCTAATCCAGAAGATACGATTGGTCTTGCCTGAGGACATTCGAAGCAACCCTGATCACCCTGTGATGCTGAAACTCAAAGAGTTGGAGCAAAAAGGTGAGGGTAGGTTCTTTGGCATGAACACTACTTGGGGGAAGCAATGCCTCTCAAGACACATGACAAGAGCCAAGCATGTTCTTAGTTATTTTGAAGGAAACCTAATGACACCGTCTGACAAAGTTAGAAAGTTGTCGCTACATGAGATGGCCCAAGAACTCCATAGGCCGGACCATTATTGTATATTGGCAGACATTGAAGGCCATAACCAATCAATGCAACCAGCCAACACAGCAGCACTACTCAGTTCCATTGGCCTATGCTTTGGTGAGTTTGATTGGGCTAAATTGGCTTACCTGTTTCCAAACATCCATGTTTTTTACCCCAAACAACATGTTGACGAGTGCTATGTTTCTGAAGGCCAGTTGGGTGGAATAGAAGGATGGTACAACCCTGTCTGGACACTACACACTCTGCTTATTTGCCGTCTCCTACCATTATGCAGTACTATTGACTTGCGCAAAGTTGGGGTCTACTCAGATGACATTGGACTGATTGTGAGAATGGCCGATAGCAGCCCAATTGCACAAAATCAATTGCTCATACGTCTACAGAAACACTTCCAGAAGTTTGGTATGACACTAAAACTCACCCAAACAATGATCACAAAATATCGCGTCACTATGCTTCGTCAACATTATGCCGCTGGGCTAAGGGCTGATGCAGTCCCGAAAAGAGTTGCATCCATCAGCACTATGTCGAACTCTGTCATGCATGTGGATGAGCTTGAGATGGCGAGCATCCAAAGCGCTTGCACAAGCTCCCTTGAGCTTGCAAATAACGTGATTGCCCAAACTCATTTGAAGTGGTACCGATTTTACCTCACTGCACTGCCCGGTCTTATAGCTAGCATGTGTACGAACATTAGCCTAGACTTTATGGCCGAGACTGGTGCATCATTAGCCACTCAAGAGCTCTATAAATCCAGCACCCTAGCCAATGATGGCAAGCCCCCAGCCTGGCTGTATGCTGACATTCACCGCTACCAAGAAGAGGGCAGGATCTCCACTTTGATCCATGATGTAATCAAGCATTCAAAGGAAAAGAAGGTGGTTCCACTGGTTGGGGCCCAACGTGACACATTTCGGGCCTCCCTAACCGAGCGATTCTCTCAGGATCATTGGATTTGGTCACTGTGCCATTGCATAGCTCTTATTCCATTGCAGATGGGTGGCAAGGGAATGATGTCCCTCGAGCAGTCTTCATTGTCTGGGATGTCTGACAATGTTGGTCGTTGCCTGAGCATCATTTTGGCTATGAGCCGACTTGATCAAACCTTGGAATTGGTGGCACCAGTTCTAATTGAGAATGGCTTAGGGTCTGATCTGAAGACAATGACACCGAAATCAAATGCTACTGCCCTGGGTAATAATCTATACATATGCCATGAGACGGGTCTTAAAGTCAGATACGACTTTGACCCAGAGAAACTCCTCAGCGCAGAGTGGCCAAGCTGCAGGGAGGGCCATGATCCAAACAGTATCATTAGCCGGAGTATAAAATCGTATGTTAGGTCTATATGCAAGAACCCAGACCTATTACAGCTATTCAAGGAGGATGAAAAGATGCCTCTAGTCAAACAAATGCTGATTAATGAGTTAGTTGACAACTACTCATATAAGGTTGGCGCATTCTTCTGTGACCACACGAGCTCCTACATCTTGGATAAAGTTTTGAGGAAGATTGAGGGTTCCTCAAGTCTGATGAAGAAGGTCCCAAACTTTAACAAGATGTGCAGCCTGCTCACATCGATCAGCATGCAAGGCCCACGTGCACTCCTGAATCGGCCATCGCTGACATTTGGGCCAATAGATGATCACATGACAATACAGGACTATCTATTCAGCCGTAGGCAGGAGATGTTCCCAACAGTCCAGTTCCTGGAAACAATTGAGCCTGAGGCAAACAGTCACCTTGTGACTCCCGATGAGGGTGAGTGGGTATTCAAGGTAGTCAGAACAGAAGGGATAGAATACAATCACGGGGTCAGGTCATATAGTGCACCAACCTTTGGGTCTGAAGCACTATACAAGGGTGAGTTGAGAGATCCTGATGATGTCTTCTCCAACATACGGGAATATGTGCTGATAAAACTGGTCTCAGTGACAAAGTGGATGATATACCGATCTGCACCAGTAGATTACCCAGTGAACTCTGTCATCAGTACAAATTTGTCAAACTGTGCTGATATTTGCCTTGCTACTCTCGGGTTTGGCAGATACACAGAGTATCAACAATGTGTACCCTTAGTGGCTAGGAGTGAGGTCCTACATAGGATTCCCTTGATTGATGCAAAGGTGTCTGCCTCGATTCGTGTGTTGCCATCAATAAGCTCAAGATACAGAGTTCGGCTAAACAACAATTATATGATTGCAGAGAACTTAGTTGACTCAAACCTACACATCGACTACTTTAGGTGGCGACTTGTGCTGGCAGCTAGTATAAGATTTGTGACTATGACTGGGAATGCGTATCTCTTTGACTACAATCTGAGGCCTAGTGCCCTTGTCAGAGACGTCCAATTCAACTTTGTCTGCCCCCGAGAACAAGTACCAATTGAGCCCTTAAGAATAGGGGAGCTAAATATCTTGCATAACAAATTTCGCATACAATGGATATCCGAGAATCTTCAGAGTGTGGTGGATGGTGAGACACTGGCAATGCCACCAACCCAATCCTGTGTACTTGGCCCAAGCACGCCCGAGGCTATTTGCAGGATCAAGGCCTTATCATATGCTGTTTCACTCAGCTCTGCCAATATTTGGGATTTGCCATTCATTTGGGGTGATGAGCCATGGGAAGCGTACTATGCGGCGAATGCCAAAGAGCTATCAAATGCAGGGATTGAGGACTACAAATCCTTAGCAGTGAAGGTAAGACATTGGGCTAATGATGAACTACTCAAGAAGCGAGCTATCATCCTATCCACCAACCATGCTGAACTTGATGCGACCATCAAGGAGAAATTCTTGTCTACATACTGCAGTGATGACGAGTTACTTAGCTCATTCATGGAGAATTTGAGAGAGCTGATCGGTGTTAGTGTGAGGTACAAGCCAGATGACCCACTATTGAAGCAGGCATTTGATCAGCTAATGAAGACCAAGTTTGAGTTGACGAGGGATGCGCTAAAGAGCCTATTGGTTCAGCTTATAACTCGATACTGCCTCCCGATTCGAAACCACGGGCAGTATATCACTGTTGATGACGCCAAAGCACTTCAGATGTCTCGTGAGGTAATCAAATATTCAAGTATATTGCTACGTCACGATACTGTCATCTCAAGATTGCTCAACTTTTACATATCAGGGCAACCCTTGTGTTTTGTGGAACAGGTCACATTGGATATACTTAAAGAGTTCAGGTTGTACCTTGATGGCTTGGATGACATAAGTAAGTTGGACTCGGACTTGAATGTGAAGTTATGCCCACCAAAGCCAATTAACCCAGAAGAGATTGACCTCAGCATGTACCCCTCTGTAGACCTAAAGTGGGCATCAATGTCTAATGAGTATTTTTCCAAAGATAGCATGGGGAAGAAGGCAATCAAGAAGTACACACAGGTTGTCAACAGTCGGGGCAACCCAAATGTATTTGGGAGTCCCACTGGTTCTGATACTTTTGTGTCAGCATTGTCTGTGTTAAACCTATTGTCTAGTGTTGGCTATATTGATAAAGATATGAAGATATTTGATGTGACAGCTGGTCGGGGTGATTTTTCCATGGCAATGTCATGTCTGGGCAAGGACCATAGATCATACAGCAGGAGTGACATTTTCAATTCTGTGAAACAGTCAAAGTTTGTCATACGTGTTGATGACTTCGATTTGAATAGCTTCCAATCACAATCCGAAGTGGGCATTGACTTCTGCATGACTATCAATGAGCTAAATGCCGCTGCTGGTGAGAGGCTCCTGCTGATCCTTGATCTCAGTTACTGTGAAAAAGGTAATCAAGTAGTAGATGACACCTGTGCGTATGCACTTAGCTCGGGAGCTGATGTACTGATTCGTTTAAGTCATAGCCCTGATGAGCACCCATTGCTGAACAATATCTTGAAGTCTGGGACACACCAGGCAATCGCAATATTTGCGCAAAACTATTACTCCTTACTCCCACATGTATATTGCCTTTTGACCAGCCCGAAGATTGCTTGTGAGTTGTTTGATACTCACCAACCAACAGATGAATGGCTCACCTCACTTGCACCTGAGTGCCTACGGTTGGCATGGAATGGTTCTGTACACTATGAAGGGTCATTACACTGCAACAACAGCACCATCGATATGCTGGGGGGTGTTTCACAGGTGGTTGACCGAGTAGTATCCTGTGCAGAGTATGGGGGCAAATACATAAGCAGTGGCATGGCACGCAAACTCAGGGCACAGTCCTTCCTGCTTCTTGAGATACCTATCCACAGGCACACCAAGGCAAGATTTGATGTCAGCAAATATCACGACAGGAGTACTACTGCAACAAAATCATACTACGAAGTTTTGATGGATAATGAAATTGTCATTAAGGCAGGAGAGTCAAAGAACACTGCCATGTATAAGGATGGCTCACTCTGGGAAGTGATCAATGTTGAAGATTTGGACAATAATGACATCCACTATCTATCCATGCACCACCCAATACCTCGCTATAGGTCTTATTTTAAGCTGATACTAAGGTATGGCAATCTAGTGAAAGGTATGCCCTCTATGTCCGGTATAGCTAGGTGGGAAGCATGGTTCAAATCTGGTGGCGAGTCACAATCTTGGCTATCAAGCATGAATAAGCCCCTACTTGACGGATGTATGCTATTGCTATATGATGTAATAACAGGCTCCTCGGCCTCATCTACCTGTGTGATTAATTTGATGCGTGCTAGGAGCCAAGCCATGAGGTCTAAGTCAGTATTAATCATGAAGCATAGGAAACTCCTTTCGTGCATTTATGATGATGTGAAAGCAAGATTTGCTGACCCGAACCTTATGATGGGTGAGCACATCAGGATCCTCAACTGGATCAAGCAACAAGTAGTGGGGGTTATCAGTGCAGACACGTATGCAGTTAGCCTTGAGCCCAAGCCTACCAAGACTACAGAAGAGGAGATTATTCGGGAGCCAAGTCAGGCATTGAAGGCATTTCTTGATGTACTAGATCTAGACGGGATCTTGAGCAAGGGTAAACGAGACCAAGAGGAATCAGAGAAGATGAAGAATTTGTCAGACCCACTTGCGATAACCGAGTCACATGCGCCTGAGGTTGTGGCTGAATTTTCCACCCACATGGCCATGGCCTTTGACATCCCACAAAGTGCCAAGGATCATTTGCAGAGCGTGTACGAGGAGAAGCTTGAGGAGTTGAAGTCTGATAGTGTTAGGTTATCAATGTACTCAGACCCAGATGCTGCGGCAGCCAGACTGGCGCTATTGGGGGGTGATGATTTCTATGAGGATGATGATTGGGGTGATGTGTATGATGATGATATGTAAGCTCCCTAGGATCTGATAGCAAGCCCACAGTGTCAACCATACCACTGTCCAGAACTTTACCAATGAGTAGTGGTTCGGTATTTTGCAGCACGAATTGACTGGCTGACACCAACGTGGGTTTACCTCAGTACATTGACTAACATTGAGCCCATTTTGGGTTCAGCCAGTCAATTCGTGTTGCAAAATACCGAGCCACTACTCACTGATAAAGTTCGAAGCGGTTTACACCAGTGTCTAATAATGAGCTGTCAAATTAATCTATTTTTGTTGTTTTCTATTTTATTCTTTG